GCACATGAAGAAAAAGAAGCCGCAAGAAAATTTGCGAAAGATTATGGATTAGAACACCTTGTTGAGGCGCCACTTCCAGGTACAATCGCCGCTTCAAAAGCCGCAAAGAAAGCAGGCGCCCCTGCCCGCGACCTAGGACCATCTTCTGATTGATGAACTATTTACAGCAAGACGAGGTAATTTGTTTTGAGCACTATCGATATATTTGAAGATGAAAAAAGGTTCAAAAAAGAATTTGAATTCTTAGAAAGGTATTCTACCGAGTATCCAAACAACTACGATTATATTGATTTCTCATATGATCAGACTTATTATGGACGTTTTGATTCAGATGGCGATACAGTAGAGCTTAAAGAAAATAATTGTCGACTTATAGTTGGCGGAAAAGATGATGTCTGGGCAGTTAAATTTGTTGCTGATGCTTTTGAAGAGTTCAGAGATTATATGAAAAAAGCAGTTTATTATAACAAAGTAGATACTAGTATTGCTAGCCAATACACTTCTTTAACACCGGTCAAAGGTTGGCAGAGTTTAAAGAATCTTTATAATGTTCATATGAATAAACTATACCAGAACTTTATTGGTTCGTATGTTAAAAAAAGAGGTAGAAATAAAAGGATAACTGATTTTAAAAGCTTTATGAAAGTTTTCATGGAATATGTTGAACAGCTGGCACCTGATATTCCTTTTACCAAGACTGCTTTTGCAAGATCTAGAAAATGTCCTCCGCATGTTAGTGGCTTGATCATTCAGTTGGGCAAATTTAATCGTGATATGCACAGTCGTAGAGAAAATTCATATGATGATCCTAACTATAAGTTCTTTCGGAACACTGCTAGAAAATTTGGTTTTTATGTTGACAAGAATGCACCGTGGACTCTTGTTGCAAATCTGGGGTCTGGCTTTAAGTACAAAGTAAGTCCGTTTCCATCGCAACCTAATTTCCCAGATCGAATTGCTGAATCAGGAATGGCGCCATACATAAAAAAACATGTCAACGACGGCTTAACTGTACATGAGCAATTATATTTTAAAACTCACATAGGAGATGAGTGGGATGATTTAAATGGTGGCGACATGGTAACTCTTAGGCACTATCTATTTCAATTTTATACTTCATTTGTATCAGCTTCTCCTTATATTTTGCACAATCCAGAGAGCCATGCGCATGTTGTTGGTCATGGTCCCAATATGCGTGTAAAATACGCTAGCAAGAAAAAGCCCTTAATTAAATTCTATAGAGAAAACTTAGGAGAGCTTGATCAATATGGCGGTATGCCAGACAACTATATAGATAATTTTGGACCAAAATTTTGGTTGATGATATACATGAGGATTCGTTTTGCCGAGGCTTCAATGAAGCTAAATGTGAAAAAAGAGTACTATGACGTTATGAAAGTTATGCAGTATCAGTCAATGTATCATGCCATAGAACATATCAACAATAGAACAAAGCAAAACATAAAAACAAAGTTCAATATTATAGGCGGAAAGAAATTAAATGACAAAAACAAGCAGCCAGAAAAGAATCTACCTAAGACAATGAAAATTATTTCGCCAACAGGAAAGATAATTGAAACTGATACTAGTGTGCAGACCGTAGAATCGACTGCTAGCTCTGCTTCTTCAATTGTAACTTCAGGCGGCACTGCAACTTCTACCGGCGCCGTTAGCAGCGGTGGCGGCGGCTATTAACTTTATCGTTTTGGTTCTTAAAATAAGAATGTAGCAAAATGATTTTTCAACCACTAGACAAAAAGCGCGAATGCAAGCTGTTTTATTATGATGGCGATCTAAATGAAAACTTGCCGGCAAATCCAGCTGCAACTTGGAAGTATTTAGAATATCTAGATGATATAAAAAATATAAAGTACGCCAACTTGTTTTGTCAAGATAAAAGTTTGACCGATGTATGCCCAGAACATTTAGAATATGACTGGAAGAAGGTTACAGATCGGCTAAGAGCATACATGAGAGCATTTAACTTGGCTAAAATTGATATGAATGATATATGCTTTTTTGATTCCGTGCCTGAAATCTTTTTGTTGGAGTACTTTGATCTTAAAAACCAGATTACACAGCATGTATTAAAGAACTTTCCAGAACCAAATAATTATAACTTTTTGCTTTCGCTAACTAAGTTTGCCGAATCAGTAAAAAGCAAACAGCTCAATGTTGATACAGAAAGTCTAAATTTAGGAAAGTTCAAGACACGACAGTTTATAAAGAAAGTAAAGAAGATAAATCACAATATTGATTATAATATCTTTGGCACAAAGACTGGCCGGCTAACAACCAAGCCCAACAGTTTTCCAATTATGACATTGGACCGCGACCATCGTTCGGTTTTGAAACCCAATAATGATGTCTTTGTCGAGCTAGATTATAACGCCGCTGAATTAAGAGTGTTTATGGGTCTTTTAGGCATTTCGCAACCAAAGGAAGATATCCATGCTTGGATAGGACAAAATGTCTTTAAGGGTGGTTTATCTAGGGATATAATAAAGAAGAAAGTTTTCGCTTGGTTATACAATCCACAAGCAAAAGACTCTCGACTTGAAAAAATATTTAATAAAAACAAGATCTTGGAAAAATACTACAATGGATTAGAGATTAACACACCATTTAAAAGAATTATTGAAGCTGATGATCACCATGCGTTAAATTATATAATACAAAGCACCACCAGTGACTTGTTCTTGAGGCAAGTTATCGAGGTTTCAAAAATTCTAGAAAAGACGAATTCATATATTGCTTTCAGTATTCACGATAGTTTTGTAATTGATTTAAAACGTGAAGATAAACATTTATTGGAAGAAATTATGCAAGTATTTTCAAAAACTGTATTTGGAGACTTTAAAATTAATTTAAGTATCGGAAAAGATTTTGGAAATATGATTAAAATTGATACTATTTAATAGGAGAAAAGGAGAATTTTGTATTATGCGCATTACAAAACAAAAATTAATCAATCTAATTAAGGAAGAGCTGGCAAATGAAGTTTCTTTGGAAGAAGCCACCCCAGCTAAGATTCCTGGCTTGCCGGCAGTTGGAGGCGCCGCAGCAAAACCCGACGCGCCCAAGGATGCTGTTAACCCATCAGAGCTAGCTAAAACGCTCATGAAGGCTCTCAAGGCAGGAAGCCCGGGCGAAGACCAATGGTTAGAGTCTTTGATTGAATTGTTTGCAGCCGCGGCAGCAGATAATACAGTGGATACCGACACCAATGTTAAGAGATTCACAGGAATGCTTATGAAAGCTTTAAAAGGCATGGCAAAGTCTGAAGAAGAACCAGAGAAGTCGACCAGTAGTTATAGCCCGCGAAGCACTTCTGGCGGAGGCGGAGGCATGTCATCTACGTCGACGCGTCAGCGGTACATCCCGCAACATGGTCGCGGCGCAGACTCCACTGGCCGCGCAGGGGGCTTTGCAGAAGGCAAAGTCACAAAGAACGCTTTGGAAGATTTAATCAAAGAAGCCGTTGCAGAATTAATTAATAAATAACAAATGAGGAAAAAGTGGAAACGGTTATAGGCTTAGGTCAGGCCGGCTGCAATATAGCAGAAAAATTTTCTCAATATCCTCAATATAATATTTATAGAATTGATTCTGAAAAAAGATCCGGCCCAAAGTTCAAGCATATGAAGCCTTGTGCATCCTTCGAGGAGTACGAGGCTTCATGTCCTTCTTTTAAAAGGTTCTTTAAGGATGCAAAACCACCTTATCTTTTTATTATGGGCGGAAGTGGTACTATAAGTGGCGCTTCTCTACGCATAATGGAGCAGTTAAACAGTAAAGAGATATTTGTGCTTTATATCAAGCCAGACGTTTCTTTATTATCACACACGAAAAAACTTCAAGAGCGCGCAGCTTTCAATGTCCTGCAGGAATATGCTAGATCAGCAATGTTAAAGAGGCTTTTCATAATATCAAATCCTGTATTAGAAACGATAGCTGAAAACGTACCGATAACAAAGTATTATGATACACTTAATGAAATTATTTCTAGCACGGTACATATGATCAATATATTCAGTAATACTAATCCTGTTATGAGTACGACTTCTGATCCTATTGCATCGGCCAGAATATCTACTATTGGCTTATCAGATTTAGAAACAAATGAAAAAAAGTTATTTTATCCCTTGACAATGCCAAGAGAGATGATATATTATTATTCTGTTGATTCAGAACAGTTAGAGTCTGATGGCACTCTTTTCAAAAAAATTACTGAGCAAGTTAAAGACAACGAAGACGAAAAGTTGAGAGTTTCTTATGGGATATATTCAAACAATTACAAGCAAAATTATGTTTATATCGTGCAACATGCTAGTATGATTCAAGAAATAGAAATATAAAAAAATATATTTACTATTTTAGATTAGTCATTATATTGATTTCAACAGGTGCTTGGGAGATTGACCAAGCATACTCTACCTAAATATAAGGAGAATAACATGGGTATTGATATGGAAAAGATGAGAGCGAAGGCTGCAGCTCTCCAAAATAAAGGAAACAGCAACAAGGAGCTATTTTGGCGCCCACAAGATGGCGAGACAACAATTCGTATTGTCCCGACCGCAGACGGAGATCCTTTCAAGGAGTACTGGTTCCACTATAATGTGGGCAAGAACGCAGGCTTCTTGAGTCCGAAGAAGAACTTTGGCGAAGATGACCCGTTGGATTCGTTCGTTCGCAACCTTTACAATGAGGGTACAGAGGAGAGCATCAAGATGGCTAAGAATCTTAGCGCGCGCCAGCGATTCTTCTCACCTGTGATTGTGCGCGGAGAGGAGGACAAGGGAGTTCGCGTCTGGGGCTTCGGCAAGACTGCATATGCAGAGCTTCTTAACTTGGTTTTAAATCCAGACTACGGTGATATTACAGATCCAGAGAATGGCACAGATCTGGTTATTAATTATGGCAAGCCTCCCGGGGCTCAGTTTCCTCAGACGAGCATCACACCTCGACGTCGTTCATCTTCTTTGATGGAGACTGAGGACGCAACTGCTGCAGCGCTGGACTCAATTCCAGATTTCAGCACTCTTTTTGAGCGCAAGACGCCAGAGCAGGTTCAGTCTATGCTCGACGAGTTCTTGCTAGGCGAGGAGGCTAATTCTGAGGAGACCACCAAGTACAATTCTGGAGGCACTCAGAACGCAGTCGACAAGGCCTTTAACGACTTGCTAGGTTGATGATGGCACGCAGGGTTATTGTAACGGGAGCTACCGGTCTTATCGGTAAAGAAGTTTCTTCTTATTTAGAATATTCTGACTACGAAGTTATTCGTTGCTCTCGAAGTTTGGGTCACGATTTGACAAATGAAAGTTTTGTTAAAGAATGGTTCAAACTTAACCCTGCGGACCATTTAGTTAATTTGTTTGCACTTAATGAGCATATAGATAAGACTAAGCAGGCTAGCGATACCTTATATGACGTATCTTTAGAGTCTCTGAAGGATTATCTAGATGTAAATATTGTCAGCTTGTTTTCTGTATGCAGGGAATATGCAAAGAATAATAAAAGTGGCAATATTGTTAATTTTTCCTCAATGTATGGTATAACGTCACCAGATCCTAGAATATATATGGATGGTAAGAATAAGCACGTAGGCTATAGCACATCAAAAGCAGCTGTGCTTCAGCTTTCAAAGTATTTAGCTGTGCATTTGGCTCCAAATATACGCGTTAATACTGTTATACCAGGAGGAGTATTAAACAATCAACACGATCAGTTTACTAAGAACTATTCAGACAAATGTCCTTTGCAGAGGATGATGAATGTTGAAGAGCTAAATGGAATAGTTAAATATTTATGCTCAGAGCATTCATCGTATTGCACCGGTGCTGAATTTGTTTTAGACGGTGGATATACGTGTTGGTAAAGAATATCTAGATTGTTGTCTAGAAAATCCGCAGGTAGGCCTGGGAATACAGAGGTCTTGTTTTTTAAAGTAAGGATTTTATTATGATTTTGATGAAGAGAATTTTAGCCATCGCGGCTTCGTGTGCAATGCTAGCTGGTTGTCAGCCTACTGGCGGTGATACAGTCACCACTGGTACGACAGCTAATACTACTACTGGTACTACCGGTACGACGGTTAATACGTCGACTACTAGCGGAAGCACAACCAATGGTACTGTTACGACAACGGATGCATCTGTTGAAAATAACACAACCAACACCACGACAAGCACAACGGGAACTAGCACAACTACTACCGGCTTCACTGGTGTAAATAACAACACTAATAACTAAGGTTGTTTTTATACCGCAGGGAGGCACGGGTTACAGGTGTCTTATTTTTTATATAATATATACTAGTTACTAGTAGCTATGGAAGCCTTAATATATACTGGATTCGGTCTGGCTCTGTTTTGTCTGGGTGTAGCTGCTGGTGCGATTGTAGAAAACAAATTGATTAGAGCGCGCATCGAGCTGCAGCAAGAGCGTATTGAAATAGCAGAAGAAGTTAAAAAAATTGAGCCCATGCTTATTTCACTTGCTGATCGGCTAATCCGTGATTATAATAGTTATACACCAGTTATGTACGAGTCAGAAGATCCCGACATAACAATGGAGTTGCCGGCAGTAAGAGAGGAAACATGGCAAGAAAAACAAAACAGAAACTTGGAAGATTGAGCATAGGTGAGATGAGAAATCTCATCAACAAGAAAGCGGGAATGGAAGTTGCCTTTGATTTGACAAAGGATAATCCTACGCAAGTAAAAGATTGGATTCCAACAGGCTCACGATGGCTAGATAGTATAGTCAGCCGCGGCAACCTAGCTGGAATTCCAGTTGGAAAAGTCGTAGAAATCGCTGGACTGGAAGGCTCGGGTAAGTCTTATATGGCCGCACAAGTCGCAGCCAATGCCCAAAAAATGGGCATCGATGTGGTATACTTCGATTCAGAGTCAGCGATTGACCCACAGTTTTTAGCGAATGCAGGTTGCGATGTCGATAACATTCTTTACTTGCAGCCACCAAGCGTAGAATATGTTCTAGAAACCATCGAAGAGCTTTTGGGATCTAATGATAATCGCATGCTTTTTATCTGGGATTCACTAGCGCTGACACCCTCCGTGAGCGATGTAGAGGGTGATTTCAACCCACAGTCGTCAATGGCTGTTAAGCCTAGAATTTTAGCAAAGGGTATGGCAAAGCTGACAGTACCAATTGCTGCATCTAAGTCTACTTTCTTGGTGTTAAACCAGCTTAAGACTAATATTACCAGCAACGTTGCGGAAGCAATGACAACGCCTTACGTAACTCCCGGCGGCAAAGCCATGCATTACGCCTACTCTTTGCGCATTTGGCTAACGAAACGCAAGGCAAAGGCATCATTTATTATGGATGAAAATGGATACCGTATTGGCAGTGAGGTCAAGGTAACTCTTAAGAAGAGTCGTTTTGGCACAGAAGGTCGACAATGTACTTTCAAAATTCTTTGGGGTGGCAACGTGGGCATTCAAGATGAAGAAAGTTGGCTGGAGGCTATTAAGGGATCTGAATCCTTGAGCCAGTCAGGCGCTTGGTACAATTTAGTTTATAAAGACGGAAGTACAGAAAAGTTTCAGGCTAGCAAGTGGCTAGAAAAGCTTAAAGATAAAAAGTTTAAGACTCGGGTGCTAGAAATCATGGATGAAGATATCATTCTAAAGTTTGAAAACAGAGCCGGCGATGCCAAGGACTACTACGACATTGACAAAGAAGAGAAATAATTTAATATTTCACCTGCTGTTATTATGTTAAGACCATGGAAGATGACGAGCCGTTTAAGGTAAGAAACAATTTACCAGCCTCTACTATTGAGCCAAGCCATAAAATTAGAGGCTTTCTTAGAGCAGCTAAACTTATGGCTAAACAAAGTAGTTATGGCAAGATAAGGCACGGTGCTGTCTTGGTGAAGGGAGGGTCAATTATAAGCTCTTCCTACAATAAAGATAAGTTCAGTGCTTTTGGTAGTCGCTTTCGTGATCAAGATTTAGGCCCAGCAACACATCATGCAGAGTTAGGATGCATACTAGGTCTTTCCCGCACTAAGACAGTTGGCGCAACAATATATGTTGTGCGTATTAATAAAGAGGGGGAGTATCGTATGTCCAAGCCCTGCCCTATGTGTCATAAAATATTAAAGCATTGTGGCATCAAGAGAGTTGTTTATACTAAAAATGAAAATGAAATTGAGTCTTATAAACTTTAAAGTGCTAATTAGTTTATACAGGTAATTTCATGAATTTGCTAGAAAATAAAATTAGACAACTTCTTAATGAGACGGACATAAGTCCTTACTATTTTGAAGCCAGATGTGATCTTGTTTCTGACCCGTCAGAAAACTTAACAGATATTCTGACAGAACTAAGATCAGTCGAGGGTGTCACGATCGTGACAGTGCTTGAGCCTGCAGTACGAATGGGTGCTAATAAAGAAAGAACTGTTCTTAGAATTAAGTTCTTGGTGGCCAAAGGTCACTCTTTTAACAGCTTTCGAAAGTTGTTACAAACAAAAGTTACTAGAATCCAAGGTGCGTATAGACTAGCAATTAGGCAAATATTTGATATTAACCAGAATCTAGTTTACGCCGGATAAAATTTCTCAAAAGAAGGTGTTAAATGCAGAAGCGACTGCTGGTCATTGATCAGCTTAATTTATTTTTTCGTTCTTATATCGTGAACCCAGCCCTGTCTACTAATGGACAGCCTATTGGTGGGCTTGTTGGCGTAATTAAATCTCTACAGAAAATTTGCAGGGAAACTAATCCTGACAAGATTGTTATTTGCTGGGATGGCGAGGGTGGCTCCAAGAAGCGAAAGCTTATGAATAAAGATTACAAGGCTGGTAGGAAGCCAATACGTCTAAATCGAGACATAAGAAATCTTTCGGAGTCGGAAGAAAAAACCAATAAGATATGGCAGATGCAGCGCATAGTAGAATACTTTAACTGTATGCCTGTAATCCAATTGATTTTCAATGGTATTGAAGCGGATGATATTATTGCGCAAGTTGTACAAATGCCGGAATATAGTGATTGGCAAAAGGTGATAGTTTCTAGTGATAAAGATTTCTATCAGCTGTTGGGAGAGAATACGGTACTCTATCGGCCTATTCAAAAACAAGTTTTGAACAAGAAGAATATTGTAGAGCAGTTCAATATTCATCCAAATAACTTTGCCTTGGCCAGAGCCATGGCTGGAGACCGATCGGACAATTTAGAAGGTATCGGCGGTGCCGGTCTTAAGACAATCAGCAAAAGGTTTCCTTTCCTAAAGGAAGAGGAAAGTAAAACAATTACAGATATTGTTGATTACTCCAAAGAACAGCTAAGAGAAAAAGATTTAAAGGTTTATCAAAGCGTACTTGCAAAAAAGAATATTCTTGAAAGAAACTATCAGATGATGCAATTATATGTGCCTAGTCTAAACATAGCCGCAAAGAAGTTGATTCGAGAGATTATGAAAGACGCAGACATATCATTCAACAAGACAGAAGTTGTTAAGATGATGACAAATGATGGTTTTTCAGATTTAGAGTGGACAGAACTTCAGGCTTCTTTTAGAAGAATTGCCTTTGACGGCTAATGAGATGTTCCTATATTAATAAACAAAGAGAGTGAATAAATGACGGAAGAAGTTAGCTTTTCCAGATATGGAAAATCATTTCAAGAGACTTTGGTGCAGTTGATTCTAGAAGATCGGCCTTTTTCAGATCAAATGGAAGAGGTTATGGATATTAGTTTTTTTGAATTGAAATATCTAAAAGTTTTTGTGAGCAAGATCTATGAATACCGCAATAAGTATGATGTGCATCCTACAAAAAATATTGTTTCTACTATTTTGCGAACAGAATTGGATGACGAAAGTGAAGCGATACAAAAGCAGGTAAGAGATTACTTTGCTAGAATATGTGTACGCAAAACTAATGACGAAAAGTATATCAAGGAAACTAGCTTAGACTTTTGCAAAAAACAAAAGTTAAAAGAGGCGATGATTAAGTCTGTTGATTTATTGCAGGCTTCTTCTTACGATGAAATTGAAAAAATAATTACCGGTGCTCTAAGACTAGGCACGGATAATGATTTTGGCCATGACTTCAAGAAAGATTTTGAAAGTCGTTATGTTCTGACATCACGCAATCCCGTGAGCACAGGCTGGGAAAAGTTAGATGAAATTTGCAAAGACGGCTTAGGCCGCGGCGAGCTAGGTGTCGTCATTGCCCCAACTGGAGCTGGCAAATCAATGGTTTTGGCTCATTTGGGCAGTACGGCTTTAAAAAATGGTAAAAATGTAGTACATTATACTCTGGAACTCTCCTCAGAGAGGACTGGACAGAGATATGATAGCTGTATTAGTGGCGTTGGTTTGTCAAATTTATTTTCACAAAAGGAAGAAGTATATGAAACCTGTATTGATGTAGAAGGTGAGTTGATCATTAAAGAATACCCAACGAAGTCTGCTTCTGTTGGAACTTTACGCTCTCATTTAGAAAAATTAAAAAAATCTGACAGAAAAATCGATATGATTTTAGTAGATTACGCCGATTTGCTCAAAACCACATCTAGGTACAGGGAGAAAAGAGAAGAGTTAGAGTCTATTTATGAAGGTCTGCGGGCTTTGTCTCAAGAATTTGACTGCCCTGTATGGACCGCTTCTCAAACTAATAGGTCAGGATTGAACGCAGAAGTTATCACAATGGAATCTATTTCGGAAGCATTTAATAAGTGCTTTGTCGCTGATTTTATCTTTTCGGTCTCAAGGACAATCGAGGACAAGAAGGTTAACGGTGGTAGAATTTTTGTAGCTAAAAATAGAAATGGCCCTGATGGTATAATCTTTCCTATCTTTATGGATACAAGCAATGTAAAGATAGAAGTGCTGGAACAGACAAATGAGACAATACAAGAATTAAATCTAAAAGCAGCGAAGAAAGAAAGAGAAAGTTTGAAAGAGTCATATAAGAAGTTTAAAAAAGCGTCGGCATAAAAGGAGAAAGGACAATTGGAATTATCAAACAAGATCTTATCAGACATAGCAGTTTACATGAAGTACGCACGGTACTTGCCAACAAAAAAACGCCGCGAGACGTGGGAGGAGCTAGTTACTCGCAATAAAATGATGCACGTTAAGAAGTATCCAGATCTTAAAAAGGAGATAGAGGAGGCTTATAATTATGTCTATGAAAAAAAAGTTTTACCATCAATGCGATCCATGCAATTCGGAGGAAAGCCGATTGAAGTGGCTCCTAACAGGATTTACAACTGCGCTTTTCTGCCTATTGATCATGTCAGCTCTTTTAGTGAATGCATGTTTCTTTTACTTGGCGGAACTGGTGTTGGATACTCTGTCCAAGGTCACCACGTTGAAAAGTTACCAGAAATCCAGAAGCCGAATGCAAAAAGAACGAGAAGGTTTCTTATTGCTGATTCGATCGAGGGCTGGGCAGACGCAGTGAAAGCTTTGATGAACTCCTATTTTAGGGGAGGCTCAAAGTTGAGGTTTGATTTTTCTGATATCCGACCAAAGGGGTCTAAGCTGATAACTAGTGGTGGCAAAGCGCCCGGTCCACAACCTCTTAAAGAATGCTTGGTCAAGGTACAGGGAATTCTAGAAGAGAAGGAAAATGGCGATAAGCTGCAGACAATCGAAGTGCATGATATAATATGTCACATTGCTGACGCTGTATTGGCCGGCGGAATTCGAAGAGCTGCTCTTATCGCTCTATTTTCAGCAGATGATGAGGAGATGCTAGCAGCAAAAGCTGGTAACTGGTGGGAGACCAATCCTCAAAGAGGCAGGGCAAACAACTCAGTTGTCTTGATGAGACATAGGATTACAAAAGAATACTTCCAGCAGCTCTGGGAAAGAGTAAAAGCTTCAGGTTCAGGCGAGCCGGGTTTTTATTTGACCAACGATAAAGACTGGGGCACAAATCCTTGTTGCGAAATAGCACTGCGACCTTATCAGTTTTGTAATTTGGTTGAAGTCAATGCCTCTGATCTAGAGAATCAAGAAGACTATGAAAATCGTGTTAAATCTGCTACTTTTATCGCAACGTTGCAGGCTGGCTATACTGATTTTCACTACTTGAGAGAGGTGTGGCGCAGAAACACAGAGAAGGATGCTCTTATCGGAGTATCAATGACAGGAATTGCTTCTGGTGCAGTTATTGACTTGGATATGAAAGCTGCAGCTAAGCTAGTAAAGAGTGAAAATCGTAGAGTTGCTGAGATGATAGGCATCAAGCCTGCCTCACGCACAACTTGCGTAAAACCGGCTGGAACTACGTCTTTGACGCTAGGTACATCCAGCGGGATTCATGCATGGCACAATGACTTCTACATAAGAAGAATTCGCGTCGGAAAGAACGAGCCTATCTATACTCATCTTTTAATTCACCATCCTGAATTAGTAGAAGACGAATATTTCAGGCCCCATGATACAGCTATTATTTCTGTACCTCAGCGCGCTCCTGAAGGCTCGATAGATAGGAGCGAAAGTGCTTTGCAGCTTTTAAAGAGAATCAAAATGGTAACTGAAAATTGGGTTAAGCCGGGACACAACAGAGGACAAAATACACACAATGTATCTGCAACTATTTCAATTAGACCTGCTGAGTGGACGGATGTTGGAGATTGGATGTGGGAAAACAAAGAATATTACAACGGATTATCTGTCCTGCCTTTCAGTGATCATACTTACAAGCAAGCACCGTTTGAGGATTGCAGCCCAGAGAAATATCAGGTGCTCTACGAAGCACTGAAGGATGTAGATCTTACTGCTGTTGTAGAGTATGAGGACGATACAAATTTAGCAGGAGAACTCGCATGTTCTGGAGGATCCTGCGAAGTTATTTGACTTTTGAATTTTCGTTCTTAAAATATCTATAGACAACAAAAGGAGTTATTATGTCTGACGAGAAGAATACTGATGATTACGTGATCGATTTTATTAAGGCTTTCAAGGCCGTAGAAGATGAGATGGAGCCCTACAAGGAGCACCGCAGAGATTTAAAGAAGAACTATGTTGACAACGGCTGGCTTAGCAAGGAAGAGTTACGGTTTGCAGTCAAGGCATATCGTATGATGAAATCTGGTGACGACTTTGATCAATTTAGTGATATTTATTCAAAGATTTCAAAGAAGGTGGGTCTTTAATGCTAGATAATCCACGACCATGCAACCGACATCTTTTGTTGGAGATATGTACAGGTGAAGATCAAGAAGAAGAGCGCTCTGGGATTCTTTTGCCAGAAGATTATGTCTCTAAGTCGCCTTTCGGAAAGGCTAAAGTTATTGGTATGTCTTCCGACTGTTCTTTGGATGTACTAGTTGGAGAATGTGTTATATACAACAATTCAATGCTAGAAGAGGTTCAGATTGATGGCCAGACCTACTCTATGATACTTGAAAACTATGTTTTGTGTGTTGTATGAGCAAGATCGATCTTTATGGTGATGGTGTTGGCTCTGTCGAACTAATAGAGCACATGGGAAGCGACTTGACGATCGTCAACTCGGCTCGTGTTTCTTTTGGCAAGACAAAGGATTCTCTTGATGAGAAAGATAAGAAATTGATATCTTATCTAGTAAAACATAGACATACCTCTACATTTGAGCACAATTTAGCGACCTTTAGGTTTGTTGTGCCTTTGTTTATAAGGAGTCAGCATCATCGCCATCGCACATGGTCCTATAACGAGATTAGCAGAAGATACACAGAAGTCGATATGCGCTTTTACGAGCCAAATATGTTTAGAACGCAGCACAAATCTAATAGACAAGCTAGCAACAGCGAGGACGTTATAGATCCATTGATTGATCAACAGAATATATCTGGTGGAAATAGCGCGTCTTACTTAGTGAAGCGCCACCATAAAGATAGCTTAAGACTATATAATCAGTTGATTGAAAATGGTATCTGCAGAGAGCAGGCACGAGGCGTTCTACCTCAGAATCTGTATACGGAATATTATGGCACTTGCAATTTAAGCAATCTACTTAAGTTTATAGATTTAAGAACGCATGACGGAGCGCAATGGGAGATTCAAAAGGTAGCCGAAGCAGTACTAGATATAATATCTGAGCTTTGGCCAGTTGCAGTTAGTTCTTACCGCGTTAATAAGAAGGGTTAAACAAATGAAGAAGATTTTAATATTTGCAGTTGTATTATTGGGCTTGCTATCGCCCCCAGCCATGGCAATTGATCACGAAATAACATATGATGAGCTTATGACGCAGGCAATTGAAAATTGCCCATATGCAAGAGAAGAAAACATCAAGCCGGCTATTTTGTGGGAATTGGTTGAGGTAGAGAAAGCTGCAGGGGTTCCTAGTAGTCTTCGTGGCATGATTTTAGCTGCAGCATGCAAAGAAAGTGGCTATAATCCAAACGCCAAGGGTGATCATAAGTTTAGTAAAAACAAGAAGACACCAATGGCCATTGGAATACTTCAGATGTGGAGGATATACGAAAAAATGTATCCTGGCCTCGATAGAACTAATCCTAAAGAAGCTGCGCAGGCTTGGATAAGTCACATTATCAAAAAGATACCCAAAGTCAAGCGCCAATGCAGGTACAAGACAGAAGAGAAAATATGGGTTGCTGCTTGGGTTACCGGAATTCGATCAAAAAAGATTGGTGGTCGCTGCAAAGAGAGGCCTTTGCATTTAAGACAGCTTAAGAGATGGCATCGTAATATTAAAAAGCTGCGCGCAGTCGAGAGAGAAGAATATATGCCTAGGGTGAAGACTATTAAAAAAGGCGACGGTTGCTAAGAGATCATGTATATAATTTCGATAACGTTGTTGTCGGGAGTAATTTAGATGCTATCATATACGCATACAAAACAAGCAGTCATATACTCTTTAATAATATGGCTATTATATTTCCTTTCGATGCCCTCGTTCATGAAATTGATTTGGGGGACATAAAGTTTGAGAAGGGAACTCCAGAGCTTGAGGTTTGGGAGTATTTGTCTTATAACTTAAACCTTAAAGGACTGCATCCTTTTGGTGAAAAGCTCGACTCCATCCGTGTCAACCTAGACGAAAACGAAATATCAATGGCGTCAAAATTTTTTTCCGGGCAAAAATTGAGATTTTCGAGTTTGCATGTTTTTGATACTGATAACGTCCACGGCTTGCCCTTTCCAGACTTCGAAGTAGAACAATATCGGGTATTTGATTGGTTTGCGGTTAAATCTGGCGCAAAGCACGAGTATAATTATTTATATGATGATTCTGACTTTGTGAAAAAGATACATTTTTATATATCGCCTAGAATACATGGAAATAAGCAATATAAAGATTTAGTTGCAGAGTCATTTTTGACAAAAACACAATTAAATAATGTTGACTATTCAGATTCTATATCGAGGCTGAAAATTATTGAAATGATGAAACAAGCTGGTATCAAAGGCACTGGCCATGGAAATGGGTATAATCTACCTCTCAGAATAGAGCTTCAAAAAAGAGAGGTATTACCTATAAAAGTAACTAATTATGGAGAAGAGGGAATTATTTTATGAAAACATTTAAAAACAAAAAGAGAATCGATCCTAGATATTTTTTAAATGAGACTGCTACGAGAGCAATAGAAGAAGGCACCGAAACTCTGTCTTCTGCGATCAAGGCAGCCGTTCCGCACGCCAAAGGGCCGGGCGGAGTGCAAGGGCCAGAAGCTCGCAATTCTGGATTAGGAGAAAGACAATATGGAATAAGGTGCCCCGGAGGTCCTTGCGTTGTTATGTGGAACGACGGCCATGGCTTGAGTTATATGCATCTCAAAGAGATCAACGACACCCAGCTCACAAGAGTTCAGGCCGCTATGGAGAAGTTTGGCTACAAGGAAAATGCAGGCGCGTGGCTACCTGATGTTGGGAATCCCTCAATACACGATCGCTAAATTAAGCAGGAATTAAAATTATGAAAAAAGTATTACACAGATTAGCAAATTTATTTAACAACAGCCATTGTTGCTGCTGCTGCGGATGCTGCAATTGTAGTTGTGGCTGCTGCTAGGAGAGATAAATGAAAATCACGACCTCTCAGCTGCAGAGGCTAATTCAAGAAGAACTTCAGGCTTTGTTGCACGAGGTCGCGACTGCCCGATTTAAAAATCTTGAATTTGATCCCGCGCCTCAAGCCGGCAAAAAAGCTTTTAAGCCCCGAGGAAGGTTTCAGGGTATTGGAGCAGATTTAACTGGCCAGAAATCTGAATTCTCTCAAGAGAAAAGAGATGAGAGGGTGATAAAAACGCTTGTTGATTTTCTTAGCGACTCTAGGGTTAATGGTGTTGGTTTTAAATTAGTCGATCCGCCTAGGCGAGAAGGTGAATCGATTGTTTTTTCAATGAACAATCCAGAAATGTTCTCTGGAACTCCGTTCAAGCTTGTTCGTCCAGAAGCTAACGAAGCCGCTGAGCTTGGTAAACAGATTATTAGAACACTCAAATT